CGCCAATATCACTCATAATACGAGTATACTCAAGAGCGACACCGCGATCTCCGATCACGATATCGTCCCCAAGGACCGCATAGAGCGTGAACCAACGCGTATGCCCTGCTCTCCTAGCAGCTAACTGGAGGATAGCATGGTGCACCAAGGCCAACATTGCCCAAGAAGAGTACGCCCCCATCGGCTGACCTACTGCGTATCGTACCACTCTAACTGCCTTCCCAAATGTTTTCACATAAAGGTTAGGTAGAAAGTAGGCTCGATCGCAAAGTAGTTTCCTCCAATGGAACGCAAACTCCTCGGTCGTGAAGACGCTCAGCAACTTCTCCTGTAACACAACAGGGATACGATCTGTTGCAGCGCTAAGATCATACGAAAAGCACTCCTTCCGGTTCAACCGGGTCAACGAATCAATGAGAGCTCGCACGGGGGCAAGCTGATCATATAATCCATCTTGCGGAATCGCCTTCAAAAGCGTATCGAAGATATAACGATGCAATGGATATAGTACCCACTGAGTGATACAATCGACCATAGCAACGACTCTAAGTTTTCCGGGCTCCTCAACTAGAGCCAATTTCCCAAGCTTCCCACTCTTCCCTTTCCAGTCCCTCTTGTCCATTATCCGGGAACGGTCCGCCTTTCCATCCGAGCGATCGGACAGTAGAGCGAGGCCGGCCTCCCATATTGGTGCAAAAAGGAGTACTGAGGAACGAGTAAGAATAAGCAACGTAACCAAAGACTCAAACAGCTCTGGCCTTGTGAGCCAGGAGGCTGCATCATCAATGATGTTTATAACAGAGACCGTTGATCCCTGGTTGCTTTTAAGGGTCTTTGACTTAGTTTTGTCCAAGACCTCCCGTTGGGAGTTAGGACTAGAGGTCATCAAGGCAATGCACCGAACCGTATACCCGAGTATCTCCTTACGGATCACCCCACCTGGCGGACACCACTTTCCCGGACTCTCGTGATTTCTCACTCGAGCAAAGGATCGTATGCCCGTTTTGGCAGGACGACTCGCAACCAAAACACTTCGAAGAGGGTTCGCCCCTAACCGAGCCAATTCAGCCTGGAACCACACGACATGTGTATCCCAAGCCTTCATGAAACGATCAGGTATAACCACTCCCGGATCAGTAACGGTCTTAAAGCTCATCTTTCCCTTGAAATTAAGAATTCGATACAATGTAAAGAACCCTAACCAAAGGCGAATCACTCCTCGATCGCCCTGACGGATGCGTAAACGATGGTTACCAGGAATTACTCTGGGGATACCAGAATTCGTTTGAGTAACTGCCGCCCCAACGAGCCTTGGCTGAACTCTCGTCTCTTCGCCTAAATAACGTAGTAAAACCACGTTACAAGTCTTGAGATAGATTGCTAAACCTCGGTCTCCCTGGGACTTTCTCACTCCTATAACAAATCTAGAAAATACAAAGCATGCCTTTACCCAACCCAAGGAATTACTACCCACGAGAAGCGGGGCTGCCCTTACGAGCAACCCCACTAATCGTCTACTGGATTTTACACCAGATTGCCAAATACTTGAAGCTTTTTTCAACTGTAAAGGAGAAAAAAGTTGCTTCATAATGATAAATATATAATAGTGTAAGTATTTAATATACAACCATTACAGGGATCCTGATGAGTACTTAAGAGAGGTGTTACCCTCCCCCCCGTGATTACTATGGGGACCGTTGAGACTATCTCAGGCTCTCTATCATCCGAAACCCAAAGTATCCTTCGGTTTCCCTTGATCCCCAATAAGGACCAAGGGGCCGCAGGCACCCTGTTAAGGGAGGGGTTGTGCCTTGTGGTTGCTCCAAGCAACAAAACGGAGGGCTCTACGCCCCCCTCCACAACGGTTCACACTGAACATTCTACACAAGTAGATTTTCACTATAGTGACCATATTTCATGTACT